ACAAGCCGATACAGAATCGCCGCAAACTACGGTACGTCTATATTCCAAGGTGACATGGTTGCTCAAGTCACTGGAGGAACTGTAGAGGTTCATGCCGATGGCGGAACCGTGCCTATTGTTGGCGTATTTAATGGATGTCAATTTACTGACCCCACAACTGGCGAACAGAAGTTTCAAAACTTCTATCCTGCAAGCACTAATGCTTCTGACATTATTGCTTTTATCATTGATGACCCAATGGTGATCTTTGAGATTCAGTGTAATGCAGCATTTCCAATTGCTGATCTATTTGGCAATTTTGATATTGTTTACACTAGTGCAGGCAGCACAACCACTGGTATTTCTGGTGCAGAATTAAACGTGGCTGACGGTGGAACTGGAACAACCCTTTCTGTCAAGGCTATTGATATTTCTGAAGATCCAGAAAATAGTGATGTGTCGTCTGATGCAACGAATGTGAAAGTTGTCATTCAAAACCATATATTCGGCGTTAAAGGCGCTGGGTTGGCATAAGGAGATTGAATTATGGCTATTTCACGTTCACAACTACAAAAAGAACTTGAACCGGGCCTTAACGCCCTGTTTGGGATGGAATATGATCGGTACGAAAACCAACATGCCGAAATCTATGAAACTGAAACCTCAGATCGTGCATTTGAGGAGGAGGTGATGTTAGTCGGATTTGGGAATGCTCCTACGAAGGCTGAAGGTTCTGGAGTTGGTTTCGACATTGCAAACGAAGCTTTCACAGCGCGTTATACACATGAAACAGTAGCACTTGCTTTTGCTTTGACAGAAGAAGCTATTGAGGATAATTTGTATGACCGCCTTGGTGCTCGTTATACTCGTGCTCTGGCACGTTCTATGGCGCACACCAAACAGGTTAAAGCTGCTTCAGTGCTGAACAACGCATTTGACAGTAGTTTTGCTGGTGGTGATGGCAAAGAGCTTTGTGCAACCGATCATCCGTTAGCTGGTGGCGGTACGTTTCGTAACGAACCCTCAACAGCAGCAGACCTCAACGAAACATCACTTGAGAATGCCCTTATTGACATCTCAACATTCGTTGATGAGCGCAACATGATTATTGCTTTGCGTGGTATGAAGCTAATTGTTCCACCGCAATTGCAATTTGTTGCTGATCGACTGTTGGAAACAACACTTCGCGTTGGAACAGCGGATAATGATGTAAACGCTCTGCGTAACATGGGTATGTTGCCAGAGGGTTATACAATTAACCACTTCCTAACTGATCCAGACGCATTTTTCCTAAAAACTGATGCTCCAAACGGATTCAAACATTTTGAGCGTTCTCCAATGGCTACAAACATGGAGGCTGATTTTGATACAGGAAACATGCGTTTTAAAGCCCGTGAGCGTTACAGCTTCGGTTTTTCAGACCCACGTTGCGTTTTTGGTTCACCCGGAGCGTAAACTGTGATATAAGGGTGTATCAGTGATTTTTCATTGAACCCTCCCGAAATTGACTAGGGGCGACTTCGGTTGCCCCTTTCTTTTTGTTTTGTTTTATGTATAGTATAATTATTCCTGACAGTTGCATTGGGCGACTGACACTAGCCAAGACAGGAGATAAACATGGCTAATACGACTTTCTCAGGACCAGTCCGTTCTGAAAACGGCTTTAAAAACATTGTTAAAAGCTCAACTACTGGAGATCTCACTAGTGAAATAACTTTATCACTGTACACTGCAA